TTGTTTTCTTTTTTGTAATTGCTCAATTAAACTCATGTTATAACTCCAATGTTGGTGTCTCCTGCTGCTTTTTGTTCCAGCATTTGAGCCATATTAATTTTATGTTTTAAAAGCTGTAGTTCTTTTTGTCTCATGTGAACTAACTCGTCCATCTCCATTTTATTCAGATTATCTGTATTCTCGTCTTCTTTTAAGAATTTTAGATCTATCATGTCAGCATCACTAGTTAGTTTTCTAGCTTTAGCTGCTTCTACTGCTGCTTTATTAGTTTTCAATTGAGCATCAATATCATTTTCTTTAGCTCTAGCGTACTTGTCAGCTATATCAGCTTTTATTTTTTCATTCTCAAGTCTAGCATTTTCTAATTGAAGTTTTCTAATTTCTTGCTCTACTGGATCTGGTTCAGGCTGGTAGCTTCTCATTTTTTCTGCTTGATCAGGCATTCTCATTAATTCCATAATGCTTGCCATTATGTCTCTTCTAATAGCAGGATCTTCTGATGGACCTAATGTTTGAAGCAAGAAAGAAAGTTCTTGAGATTTAGCTGCGTTATCTTCAGCAGTAGATATAACTATGTCTAAATCCAGTCTTCCTTCTAAATCATCTTTTCTAACAGGTACAAATTCATCATTTGTGATTCTAATTATTTCTTCATCTTCTAAAAATTCAGAATTATACGCCATCCATTTTCTTATAAGAGGTTTTATTAAGTTTTCAGCAACGTTTCTAACAATGTTAATACGTCTTGTAGAGGTAGCATCTAAAGCTCCTCTAGCGCCTGTAGCTGTAGCTCCTAAACTACCCGCATTAATTCCACCACTAAACGATTTAGTTCCTGTAAGAGACTCTATTTCATTATTCATTAAGCCAATCATATCAAAAGCAGAACCTGGAATTTGATTGTAACTGCCTTGCCAAAAATCAGAAGGACTTCCGTTAAACTCAAAGTTTCTACCGTCTAAAAATCTTTTCTTATTTACATGATCTAAAGAATTTTTTCTAGTAGCTACTTGTCCATTGTTGGACTGAGCCATGTTATCAATAATTCCACGTATAATTGCTGTTTTTACTTTTTGATTATCGCCAATAAGTTCAGCATTAGCTTCTCCATGAATTTGGAAAGGAACACTGTTAAAAGGAGCTACTACGAAAGGAGGTTTTCCATCAGGATATGGATTAGACTCTAATCTAATAATAGTATCATTTACCCAAGTACAAACTATAGCTTCAGCAATACCGTCCCCATCTACATCGTAGTTTCCCCAGTATTCATAAACTAGTAATTTTTTACGAGGTTCATCTGTAAATCTGAAATGGGTATCATCTGGAGATTCGTAGTCATAATCTTCCGCCATATTTCCAGCTAACTTTTCCAAGTTTTTATATCTACCGTCTTTTCTTAGAGTAGATAAATCACTTTCATATCGAATAGCTATAAATTGAGCATTATCAAGATCATCTTGGCAAGTAGAGTCAATATAAACGTCTTCGTTTCTTCTAACTACTGCCGTAGGCTGGTTTTTTATAATTACAGTTTCAGTTACTTCTTCTTCAACAATTGTTTCTTGACCAAATTCATCAGTAACTACCATTTCTACTGTTTTTGTTACTTCTTTGTCTTCGTAGTCCCAACCTGTTTGAACAACTACAGTACCTTCTCTATCAAATATTTTGACTGCTTTAGTTATAAAGTTAAATCTATTAAATTTTCTGCAAAATTGAGTATTTAAAAGAAGCTCATTTTGTCTTGCAGCTTCTTTGTCTTCATAAGTTATAGGAACGCATTTAATTATTTTAGAAGTACTGACAAACGGATCTACAATAGTTGCATGTTGCCATTCTGACTGTTTTTTTATGTCCCTAGAAACAATTTTTGATTTGCCTTCTACTTCGTTTCCATAAAGCTCACCGTTATACTCAGCTTTCCATTTTGAAATTAGAGCATCTTGATCTCGTTTTAAAAAATCAGCAGACTTCAAATCAGCTTTTAAAGCACTAAGTAATTCGCTTTTTTTAATATTGATTTTCATTTTAGCCCTAATTTAAAATTAAAATGTTTAAAGTATTATACGTCATAATAGCTATTTTTTGTCAGACTCTTTTAATCTTGCTATTCCATGACTACCAAAAAAGAATATGATAATTGCAGTAGTTGCAGTAATCATTAATGTAGACGTAGCTAATTCAAAATAAAATTGTGCCAATTCTCTGTCCCAAGGAGCAGCTATAGCACACATTAAAATTATCCCTAATTGTGCTTTAATCCATAAAACTGCAATAGATCTTCGAGTAATAGATCTTTCTGTCGATTCTGATAAAGTAGCTTGAACAAATGTTTGAACACTAGATACTGTTTTAGCATTAGCTTCCAGTACTTCTTCAGGAGTAAGATGCATATTTCCTATCCATCCACCTACTTTAGTCAGCAAGCCTTTATCTTTATCAAAAATATCGTCAGCAGTTTTAGCTACTTGTTTGGTAGTTCCAAACCAACTTAAAGGATTCCAGTTCATCTTTTTATCTCAAAATGAGGCATATCTACAAAATTATGCCAATGACCGCCCCAAATTAAAGGGACTTTTAACTGACTAGCAGCGCATAGTACTGCAGTAGCTACGTGTGTTAAATACTTTTCTTCCCAAGAAGCTTTTCCGTTTACGTAAGCAAATACATCAAAAGCTTTTCCTTTTTGATGCATAGATTTTTTACTATACCCGTCCAACATTGACTTTTTGTTTAAAAACAATTCTTTTTGTCTTTCAGCAGTTCTTAAACCGCCATCTCTAGGAATACCAAAATCTACTTTAGTAATTGTAAGAGCTAGTTCTACTATTTGAAATAGTTCTGCATTTACTCCATAAAGATTAGCCCTACTATTTTTTCCTAAGTAAAAAGACATTACACAAAACCTCTATCAAAAATTCTGCTAGGCATTTCATTTGTATTTTTAAAGGAAATTACTCCTTTATCTCTGACTCTTTTCATACTTTGCATAAATCTTATATAGTGACTGTTGTTTTCAGATTGACCGTCACTACGTACTCCTAGATGTCCCCTGTAACCTATATAGTGCAATAAACAGTTTATCAGTACATCAGGAATATCTACTTCTTTATTCATGTCATCTAAGGTGTATTTAGGAGGTTTTACGCAATACTCTATAACTATTTCTTTATTTAAAAGTTCTTCATCTACTCTTATTTCTTTATTATTTTTGAAGGATATTTTATCTTTTGAGGAAGGCTTATCTGAGTAGACGTTTCTTTTTACTTCTTTATTATTTACTATTTCTATAAAATAAGCTTTTAAAGGATACATAAAATCTTCAGGCATAGAGATTAGTGTATTTTTATTTTCTGAAACTACAACTACTTTATCCGTCTCTAAAATAAATTCTTCATACAACTCTATAAGCCCTAAATTTATAAAAGACAAAATGGCTAAAGTGTCATTTTTTACAGCTACACTATTTAGTTCGCTATGTTTAGCTACTGTAATAACTTCTTGTATTTGCACTATTAGCCTCTGATAATTTTATTTGTCTGCAGACTTTTGGAGAATATCATAATTATTATTAAAAAACAGTACTTGAGTTTCTGTAATCATTGTCGTTATCTAGTTCATCTCCCCAAACATTTCCCCAAGCTGAATGTTTTTTTCCTTTAATTTCTTCTCCGTCTTCATCAAAAACACTTCCTCCTCCTGCTGGTGTAAATACTTCCATTTCTGATAATTGATTGAATAAGTCTATAGCGTCATCATGCGCTAATGCTTTCACTCCTCCAGCTAACGTAAATCTGCTTAACTCATGCACTAACTCTTCTACTAACTCATGTAATTTAGGATTAGTCTTAGCAGTAATTTCTGGTTTAGGAAGCCATACTTTATTTTGTTTAAATTTAGGCTGTACTCCAGTAACGAATCTGTGAAACTTATCTTTCATAGGTCGTATTCCTGGTTCTTTGCTTCCTTTTTTCTTTGCGAACGTAAACCAAATATTCAATTTCATCATCATTTCTTGCATGATTGAAATAAACCCACCTTGTTGCCCTGAACTCTCTATACCTACGCTTAAAGGATTCCATTTTTTAACATACCTAAAGGCATCATCTATGTTTTCTTGCATTCCTTGTCTCTTACATTGCCCATCTACCAACAACCAGTCGTTGTTGCTGGATATAGCAACTACCCCTATAGTAGAAAAGTCTGCCGATTTTTTAGAACTAGTAGCAAAATCTGTAACAATGTAGAAATTGTAGTTATGTTTATTTTTTATTACCAACGTTGGATCAAACCACTGTACGTCTTCTTCCTCTACTAAAAGAGTAGATAAGTCTGTAACTTCTAGCATGTACTCTTGATAAAATAACTGAGTAGTTCCCGCAGACTTATACTGATTGTACATATCCAAAGCATATCTATAGGTGAAGTTTTCAGGCCATATACTGTTGTATTCATTTTCCGGTACTGGAAACCTATCACATAGTGGAAATCTAACTACGCTGTAACTGCCGCTGTTCTTAAGCTTATGTAGAAGATCGTCCTCGTTAATAGGAGTTCCTATGTATATGACTTTATGTTTAGGAGCTAATGCAGGTAGAGCACTCGCAAACCAGTTTGATTCAATTGTATTTCTTATTGTTTCGGAAGTTGCTGAATCGTTATGCAAAATATCATCTGCTAAAAGAACGCTCGGTCTGTGACCAGACGGAGATCTAGCTCCGCGCCAATTCACGTTCATTCCTTTCCCTGCTATAAACATCTCTATTCCGTCAGAGTTTACTAATTCTATTTCTTTATCTGTTACTCGTTTTACTTTTATTACTTGTTTTAAAAACTCTGAGCTTTCTATTTTATTAGCTACGTTCTTAAAAAAAGATTTTACGTTTCCTTCAGCACTAGCGCCTAAAAATATTATAAAAGGACATTTTCCAAATCCAGGCCACTCTCCCATAGCTCCTGCATAAATTACTGCGTACTCCGCTATTGTAGATTTACCTACTCCTCTACAGCATTCTTCTAATACATTTTTATCTTCTTCCTTACTGCTAAAAAGCTTATCTCCCATCTTGTAATGAATTTCAGGAGAAGGCAGGTCTTCATTCCCTGTAGCTCTAATAAAACTTATAAATTTAAGAGCAGCCTCTGATGGAATATAGATTTCTTCTAATTTTTTATCTACTGCTTCAGTTACTTTAGTTTTATTCATCTCCATCTGTGTACTCTCCTTCAATTACATCTTCATCATTAACTACTTTCATAGAACCAAAGTCTTTTAGAGTACTTACACCATTTTCTAAGTTTCTTTTTTGTCTAATAGCCATTTCAGCTAATTGGTCATTTAACTGTTGTACTGCGCTAGATTCTTTAATTCCAACATCTAATTCCATCTTAACGTGATCTGGTCCTTTTGTAGCTAACAACAATTCTTTGGCAGCAGCTACCCTATCTCTGTCAAACCTACCATTTTCCATAACATCAGCTAAAACTCCTATAGCTTTATACCTGTATCCAGAAAACATCAAATCTAAAGGTACTTGGCTAACGGTAAGAATATCTACTACTAATTTAGACTTTCTATATCTAGAAGAAGCACTGCACAATTCCATGTACTCTGTGCTGTCTGTAGGTTTATTAGCTCTCTTACTAACAAAATCTCTATGAAAAAACACTTTAGTGTAAGCTTCAACAAACGTAGTTTTTTCTGTACTTAAATAAGCACAAAATTTTATTGCATTTAAATATTCAGGGATAGAAGCTTTGTTTTTCTTTAAAACAGATTCATAAGTAATAGCAGTTTTTAATAAAGGCTCTCCTTGAAACTCGGGATCAGAAACACTGCTGTTTATTAAATCTACAGCTTCTTGAGTTATAGTATTTTTCCTATTAGGAAGAGCTTTTTTTAATCCGTCTAATGTAACTAATTCTGTCATTGCACTATCTGTGTATTGTTAAGTATGTTAAATATCGTATCACAGCACTTTTTTATTTCAAAATATATTTATTTTTCAACATCATCGTAAATAATTAAATCAGGGCTGTATCCTCTAATTTTTGAATCTATTTTACTAGCGTGTACATATTTAGATTTTATAAGAGTCATAAGCTTTTTCCCTAATTCTGACTTAGGGTGTAAATTTACTCCTGACTTTGCTCCTAAACTATAAAAATCCCAATACTCTTTTATTGCATACGGGTTATTTAAAAAATCTTCTACGCTAAAATCATAAGATTGTTGACTAGCTTCTTCAGAGTCTACTATAACTACTTCGTCTTTTAGTTGTTCATTCATTTTAAGTACTTTCCATATTCCGTTTATAGTCCCATAGTTATCGGACTTATCAAATTCTTTGCTATACAGTTTTACCTGTTTATGAGAAAGCAGCGCCTCAAGATACTTAGGGTTTTCTTTTTCTATGTAAGATAGTTTTTTTACATAATTTAAATTTATTCTTTTAAATACTTTACTCATTTCGTTTTTAGCTACTCCTTTAGCTTTACAAATCAGATACGCTTCTGTTCTAGCTGCATCAGATCTAGTATCTTTTTGTATAGAATTAGAAATCACTAAATCTAGTGCTTCTTCATCACTTATTACACCCGTTTCTATATACTTAGTTTCTATTCCTAATTCTTTACACGCTTTATGCCTGTGTCTTCCATCTAAAATAAAACCTTCTCTCAACACTATAGGAGTTATTTGACCGTTCTTTTTAATATCATTTTTTAAATCTTCAAAACCCTCTGGAGTATAAATCATAGTCAATAAAGCAAACTTATCGCACTGTAATTCTTTTTCTTTATTTGTTGTTCTAAACTCCATTACTTTATTTCTCCCTCAAATTCTTCAACACTATTTGCTAAAACATTAATTCTTTTACACGCCACGCTACTATTAAATATGCTAGATCCATCATTAAACCAAACAGTATCTTCATTCACATCTTTAATAAAAACTACTCTATCTTCTATTTCAACTACTGCTCCTTTAGATACAAACCCTTTATCGGTATCCGCATAATACTTTCTTAAATATTCTTCTGTTAATCTTTTAAGCACTTTATCATAAGAATTTACATCAAAGTCTTTCTTTAATATATTTAACAAATTAACATTTTGTTCACTTACTCTAACCGTTATACTCATTTTTACGTTTTCCTTATGCTCTACAATTTGAATAAGTATACATAACCAGCTAATAATGTACAATTTATTTACTAAACAAAATACATTCACTAATTTGTACATACAAAAAGGTAACAGTTACCCTTTTTAACGGTTGCATAACTACTCTCCCCTCTTTGTTCCTCAAAACTCAAAGGTGAACATACAATAAGTGTTTATATATGGACGTTACCCTTTTCTGTGTACAAGTACAAAAAACGTACAATTTAAGCCCTCTTTTAACGGTGGCATATCTACTGGTAGTTTACGGTTACTTCTTAGATGATCTTAACAATCTGTTAACATTTCTATTTATAAATTTATATTTTTGGTAGAAGCATAACTACTGGTAATCATGGTATTAAATTTAGGTTTTTATTAAGCGGAAAGCGATTCAGCAAAATTGTATACAAAATTTTAGATATTTATTACGGGAGTAGTACTCTTACTACGCAATCTTAAGCAAATGGATACCCCCCCTCATTCTTCGGTGAGTCTCCCTTTTAATCCTCGCAGTATGATAAATCAACTTAAGGTATAAATTATGTCAATTTCTAAAACTAGTTTCAAGAAACAGTCTGGCGTCACAGGTGAGCAAGCAGTTAAGCTTCTAAACAAAGCTTTAGGCGAAGAAGGTATATCGCCTGAGAACGGGAATCAATATAAGGCCATTGAATCCCTGGTCGCTAAGCATCAAAGAGTGCTACGCGAGTACTTCGAAGTCGAAGTGTACATGCCAAAGAATAAGCTTATTTGGCTAATGCTTAACGCATATAACGAGTAACCCTAACGGGTTATTCGTTTTTTCTTTCACACTTAAAACATAGAAACCCTTTCACACTATCCTTACGATATGATGGACTTATGGCTATTGGCTGTAGGTTACTGGATTAATTAATTAACTAGTTAAAGGAAAATATTATGGAAATGTTAGGTATTGCAGTATTAGTAGTAGGTATTTGTGTTTGGTACGGTTTGTTTGCTCTATTAGGTGATGGTGTAGAGTCAGGTCGTAAAATTGCACAACGTAATCTTAAGCGTTTAGATGCAGCTTCTGTTATTAATCATGCAGAACAGATGGTTAGCTTAAGTACTAGATTAGATGATGATTTAGTTACTAAGTCTTCAGAAGCAGAAGCAAGACTAAAAGCTCTAATGTCTCAGCAATAGGGGAATGTCATGAGAACCAGCACAAGTTTAAGTATTCGTACAATTAAAAGAGTCTGTCATAAGGCAGGCTTAAGAAAAGTATACCTGGTCCGTAATGGAGTAGTTGAATGGGTATACCGATAATGAATTAAGGCTGAGGTTA